CGTTTCTCTAGTAAGAGCGTTCTTAAAAGAGCCAAGATTACTCAGCAACATGGAGAAATCGTTGAACTCAATGGCAAAAGAGGTATGCCGCTTTACCACCCCGCGTATTGCCTCAGGGACCCCTCGAAACTTCCCGCATTCAGACAAGACCTTAAACGCCTTCGTAATATCATCGACGAGGTTGCAGTTGGAGAGTTACCTAACTGGGAGATTATTCAGGACCCCGAAGCCCTCGAAAAGTTCATCCTTAGTTTCCAGGACGCGGAGGAGTTCAGCTACGACCTCGAAACGACGGGCCTATTCCCGTACAACCGCAAAGGCGCGATCCGCTGCATCAGCATAGGTCTGGTAGACTGCGCCTATGTAATACCCCTGGAAATGCCAGGATCGATATTCCTCGGCAATCACGAAGCGCAAGTGGCTTTCCTCCGATTGCTAGTTCAGATCGCGAACATCACCGAGAAGATAGCCATAGCTCAAAACGGTAAGTTCGATCAGCACTGGCAAAATCTAGTGCTCGGCTGCCGTTTCGAGCTTCACTTCGATACAATGCTCGCCTCTCACGTTATAGATGAGAACGAGGATCATGATCTCAAATATCTCGCGCGGAGGTGGCTCGATGCTCCTGATTACGACATACCGAAGAAAGAAAAACAAGGGAAGTTCCTTCACATTCCTGAAAAGCGGCTTGGGTATCTCCGCTATGCCGCATTTGACGCTGCATACACATTTGCCCTCTTCTGGGTCTTCCGCGAGAAGCTTCTGGAAGATCACGGGGTCCGCAGGCTGTTCTATAAGATCGTCATGCCCGCCTCCCGCGCGCTTGAGAAGATTGAAAGGCGGGGTCTTACCTTGGACCTCGATAGATATGCGCAGGTTGAAAAGGAAGTACGCAAGGAAAAACAGAAGGCTCTTGAGAATCTCAATTCGCTTGCTGGTAGGATCAATTGGAACTCTCCGCAGCAGATCCGGAAACTACTATACGAAAACCTCAAGCTTCGGACGACTGTTAAGACAGCGAAAGGTCAGCCGAGCACGGGTGAAGACGCTATTGTCGAACTCCGTGCACAGCATCCGGTTGCGGAAGCATTAGTGAAATATCGTGAACTGGAGAAATATTATGGCACGTATATCGAAGGCTGGAAAGAGTTTACTCACCAAGGGAGACTATACCTTAGCTATAAAATCCACGGAACCGTTACAGGACGATATTCTAGCCGCATTCACCAAGTCCCACGGGATGGAACTATACGCAACCTTATTACTGCCCCAAGGGGATGGCAATTCGCTCAAGCTGACCTTTCCCAAGCGGAACTTAGGATTGCAGCTGAGCTTTCCCGTGATCTTGAACTCGTTACCTGCTTTCGACCAGGCGGACAAGATGTTCACTGGCGCACATTGCTCTATATGGTGGGGAGCGGGCGCTCCAAAGAATACTACGACCCCGCGATTCGTACCGCTCGGGAGCTAGGTGGTTATGGAAAGCTTAACCTTACTGACGCGATTGAAATTCTGGGAAAGGCGGGACACTCGAAAGCTATTGAAATATGGAAGCCCTGGAAGGAGGGCCGCAAGAAGGCTAAGGCAATTAACTTCGGATTCGTCTTTGGGATGTATGAGAATAAGTTCATTCAGCAGGCTAAGACGAAATATCAATGGGACTGCACCTACGAGGAGGCCCAAGCTTTTAGGCAAGCCTATTTTGAACTCTATCGTGGCATACCTCCTTGGCATGATAAGCAGAAAGCGCTCGTACGCTCCGATGGTTATGTTCGAAATCTATTCGGGCGGCTGCGTCGTTTACCTGGGATATATTCGTCGGACAAAGAGCTTCGGTCAGAATGCGAGAGGCAGGCGATCAATGCGCCGGTACAGGGAACTATCGGGGATTGGAAAGCCGCAGCACTTATTGAGATCGAAGAGTCTATTCCACACGATCAGCTTAGAATCGTCGGGGAGCATCACGATGCTCTTCTCATAATTTTCCGGGATGAGTTCCGTGATTTGGTATTGCCGCGAGTTCGTGCTATAATGCGCCGGCCAAAGCTTCTTGACATATTTAAGGTGAAAACCGCTGTCCCGATGGATTCTGAAATAGAAATCGGTAATTGGGGAGCAGGTAAAGCCTACGAGGATCCACCATGCCAATAACCGGCTTTTCAATGGTCAAAAGCTACCGTCGGTGCCCGAAACAGTATGAGTACAAGTACATTCAAAATCTCCAGCGCATTATGCCTCCTCCTCCTCTTATCAGGGGTAGTATTATTCACGAGATACTGGATATGCGAGCTGTACCGGGAGGGACAAAGGGGTACAAGAGCGTGCTCACCAAGTACGAGGAGAAATACGGCACCCTGTTCAAAGAGGAGCAGGAGATGTACGGGGATGACTTTCTGGCGAACATTGAACGGGTCTATCAAGGTTATCTTCGGGAGTGGGACGATACGGACCTCGAATATATGTCATCAGAAGAGTTTATTTCTACGCCGCTCGTGGGTGACATCCTCTTCCAAGGTCATATCGATAAACGAATATTCAAAGATGGGCGTATGTGGGTTATGGACCACAAGACGCACAAGAACATCCCTACGGAGGAACAGAGGTTTAACGACTACCAGCTCCTGATGTACGTATGGGCGTATAACCGTGAGCACCCTAAAGATAAAGTTGACGGGGTTATTTGGGACTATATTCGCACTAAGCCCCCGACGATTCCAGAGGTACTTCAGAAGGGTGGCCTATCGCAAGCGAAGAATATTGATACGGATGTTTATACGTACACCAAGGAACTCGTTAGGCATCGACTTGACCAGAAACCGTACAGAGTCTTCCTCGCAGAACTCGCCAAAAGGTCTCGGGGGAAGTTTTATCAGAGAGTATATCTCCCAGCTCCTACGAAGGCGATGATGGAGCAGGTAGTTCAGGACTTCGCGCAGTCGTCTCAGATCATGCATGGCCTCGGGATCTATCCGCGTAGTCCCTCGCGCGAATGCAGCTGGTGTGAGTATTACCGGATCTGTAATGCCGAGCTTCGCGGCCTGGACCACAAGTTTATCCGTGAGTCTGAATATAAGGTTGAAGAGGTGAGCGGTGATACCGCCGAGGAGGATTAATGGGTCCATCAGTAGGGGATGTTTGGACGGTAAGGGTTTTCCTAAGTAACGACCCCCGTTTGAAGATCCTGAAGATCGTAGCGTTTATGAACCTATCAGTGCAGTGCATCGATATGGAGGAAGGCAAGACCGTATGGTATAGCAAGTCCGACCTCCAGTTCTTCGATCTGCTGGAAAGGGTAGCAGCCAATGAAGAAGTTGATACGCAAGGGCAACGGGGTAGCCAGCCGAATCAAACCCCTGGAAGAGGTAGACTCACCAGTCACGATGCTGGCGTACGGACAGTCGGGAACGGGGAAGACGGTGTTCGGAAGCACGTTCCCGAAACCACTACTCCTGATCGACGTGAGGGAGAAGGGAGTGGAGTCGATATCGGACGTCAAGGGAATAGACCTCCTCGAAATCGATAGCTGGCCCGACCTCTGGGGTGAGGATAGTATCTACTGGCAGCTGAAAGGGCGTAATCATTACAAGAGCATCATCGTCGATCAGCTTACGGCTGCCCAGAGTCTCGGCATGGATTGGCTTCGCGAGCGCAAGGGCATGAAGCCTATGGAACCGTTCTCCCAGAGAGCGTGGGGTCAGCTGTCTGGCATGATGCAGGAGATGATCTATGGCTATCGGGAATTGTATTCTGATGGCTATAACGTTTTGTTCAACGCTCACGAGAGGTTGAGAGAACCACAGGAAGAGGATGACGACCGTATCGCTCCAGCGGTGGGATCGAATCTAATGCAATCGGTCTCTTCATTTGTGAACGGGGCGGTGTCAGTAATAGGTAATACGTTTATTCGCGAGTTCCACGACAAAAAAGACAAGACTACAGAAGTGCAATACTGCATGCGGGTAGGTCCGCACGCATTCTACCGTGCCAAAATTCGCCGACCAGTTTCAGCGGGACCTGTGCCTGGCGTAATCATCAACCCATCCTACGAGAAGATCCGTAAAATCTCAAAGGGTGAACCATTGTCCCGTAAGATCGTCAAAAGGAGAAAGTAATGGCTCTGAAGAGAAAAAGTCGCCGCGATGATGACAGTGACCCGATTATTAACTTCTCGGGTGTCGAGTCCGGAGGGCGACGTTGTCCCGATGGTGAGTATGCGGCAGTTATTGCCTCTGCCGAGCTGGAGAAGTCCAGTAACGATAAGCCGATGGCGGCATTGCAGTGGAAGATTACCGAAGGCAAGTTCAAAGGTGTTAAGCTCTACGATAACGTCTCGCTTGTACCGCAAGCATTCTGGAAGATGAAAAGTCTACTGGAGGCTGTCGGTATCGAGCCGCAAGAGGAGGACGTTCGGGCCTCAGAGTACATCAAGGAGCTTCCTGATATGGAGGCGACTATCGTCGTCACTAACGAGACTTTCGAGGGCGAACAGCGCCCGAAGGTCACGGGCTACGGCGCGAATGGAGAGGCCGAGGAGGAACCACGAGTCCGTAACAAACGAAAGGCGAAAGGAGAGGAAGATGCTTCTGAGACTGAGGATGACGGCGAGACAGAGGACGATGAGGAGGATAGCGGAGAGGACGAGGATGACGAGGCTGCACAGGAGGAAGATGAGGAAAGTGAGGATGAACCGAAGAAGAAAGGGAAAGCTGGAAAGCCCGTCGCCAAGCGGAAGGCCCGTGTTAAAGAAGGGTCGCGCGTAAAGTTCGATGACGGAGAAGGCCATGTCATCAAGG